TATATGGACGGATAAATGGTTAATAACTCACAGGATATGCTGGCAACGTCAAAAGATTATCAGACAATGTTGCCATACTGGAAAAAGGTTGCAGCATTTGTTGAAGGAGCTGATGCTGTTAAAAAGGCTGGTGAATTATATCTTCCGAAATTGCCGAACGAAACGCCGGTTAATTATCAATATCGGCTTAACAATGCCCGCTTTACAAATATCTATCGAGATATAGTCGAAAACTTGGCTTCAAAACCATTCACTAAAGAAGTGAAATTGGATGAAACAAGCCCGTCGGAGGCATTGAAAGGAATAGTCGAGGATATAGACGGTTCTGGAACGCATCTGAACGTCTTCTCGAACAATGTATTTTTCGAAGGTATTAACAGTGACATCACGTGGATAATGGTCGATTATCCCTCTGTTCCGGCTAATGCAACACTTGCAGATGAACGCAAGCTTGGAGTGCGCCCGTATTGGGTACAGATCGACGCTAAAGATCTGTTATGGGTTGAAAGCGCGATTATAGACGGCCATGAGCAGATCGTTTACGCGAAAATTCATGAGCCACGTACTGCCCGCAATGAGGACGGTACCGAGAAAACTGTCGATCGAGTTCGTATTCTCGTGCGTGACCAGACAACTGAAGGCTATGCACCTGCCCGCTTTGAAGTTTGGGAAAAAGGTACAGATTGGAATATAATCGAGAATGGAGCTATCTCTATAGGCGTCATTCCATTGGTTCCGTTCTATACGGGGCGGCGGCGTGGCGCAACGTGGCAGATTATCCCGCCCATGAGCGGAGTTGCAGATGCCCAGATTGAGCACTACCAAGAAGAAACGAAGTACAAGATCGCCCGTGAATTATGCGCTTTCCCGATGCTTGTTGCGAAAGGAATAGATGCGCCCACAACGGATGAAAAAGGGAACCAGATAATTACGCCTGTCGGTCCTGGTATTGTTCTTTATGCACCGCCCTATGATGCCGGTGGCGGAACTATCTCGCATGGCGATTGGGGAATAATCGAACCGCAAACCTCTTCATTGAAACTCTTGTCTGACGAAATAGACAAGCTTGAAGCGAAAATGCGAGAGCTTGGCCGTCAACCGCTCACAAGCAGCTCTACAGGCTTAACACAAGTTGCGGCTGCATTTGCATCACAAAAGGCTGCTAGTGCTGTTCAGGCTTGGGCGTACATTCTTAAAGATGCTTTAGAAAACTGTTTTGCACTGACTGCTAAATGGCTTGATACTGGTGAAGAACCTTCTGTTTTCGTCAACTCTGACTTTGCTATCGAAATAGGCGAAGACAAGCAACCGGACATTCTATTCTCGATGCAAAAAGAGGGAATTCTCAGTCGTGAAACGTTCTGGCAAGAAATGATGAGAAGGAACATCTTGTCTTCTAACTTCGACCCCGAAAAAGAGGAAGAAAAACTCGAAGCTGAGCTGCCGGATGACAGCGAGGATGATTTCAATGCTGCTATGACGCCGGATAAAGATGATAAAACGTCTATCACAGACGAGAATAACAGCATTTAACTGCTTGAAAACAAACACAAGAATAGAATTTCAATATTTTTTGCCGGTTTTGCAAAACTATAAAACCGGTCAATCATAACAAGCAAACAGCCACTACTAAACAGGCCAATAACATATAAGGTATTTCAACATGCCCCGTTATTTCGCGAATAACAGGAAGAAACAACCTGATCAGATGGATTGGTATGATGACGTTTATCCAATCGACAGCTTACGGATGGAAGTCTATGAAGCAGAACCGGCCTACACAGGTCTTTTAGATGCCGATGGAAACGCAATCTTTAGGACGATGGATAAAATAGGCTTCCTATGAGTATTCGTGAAGCTGGCTAGCTTCCTGAACAACACTATTCATTCTTAACACAAAAACTGGCCGTTACGGGCAATCCGTAGCGGCTTTTTTAATGGGCGTGATGCCCTTCAAACAAGCGTGAGGCTTAACATGGCATTAGAATTGACAGTCGATAACCTTGAAAACGTTCAAGAAAACTTGCGAAATCTTTACTTCGAAAAAGATGGCAAATATCAGCTTGATGTCTCCGGCATCGAAGGCTTGAAATCAGCACTCGATAATGAACGCGATGCTCATAAACGTTTCGAGAAAGCAACGAAGTCTTGGGAAAAACTTGGCAAAACACCGGAAGAGATTGCGGAAATTCTTAAAGCGCATGAAGACGCTGAAAAAGCCAAAGCAGAAAAAGCTGGCGATTGGGAAAAGCTCAAAGCCCAGATGAACGATAGCCATGCAAAAGAAATAGCTGCCAAAG